AGGTACGTTTAGGTGTTATGTAATCCCTTGATTGTGTATCTGATGAGTAAAATATACCTATAACATCATCACAATTAAAATATATTGGATTTTGTTCACCAGGAAATGTTGTGTCCGGATAATTAGCCGCTTCAAAAGGAGCAACACCAAATTCAGAATTAATTGATATCATTTGTGAATAATCTGAATCTATCAACCCTCTTGTGCCACCAACACCGTTGTCTCGTCTTTCATTTGTAAAATATGAAAAAATATTTAAACCACCTAATAGGTTTTGAAGGAATTTGTTATCGATAAATCTACTTATTATAAATAAATTTAAAATATCATCAACGTTTCCGAAAGTTGTTGGTTCCATCTTATTAACAACATACCCATCATATTCATCTGACATAACCAATTCTTGAATAAAACTACTTCTAGGCCCTAAATCAATCATTGTTGTTGGATATCCTATATGGTCCGATGTCCTTTCAAAACTGTCATTTTGTAAATTATATTTTGTACATTTATAATAATAGTTTCTCGTAGGAGAGTGATATTTTACAACACTGTTACAATATGATACTATAGGTGCGTTTGGTGGATTATCCAATGGTGATGTATACCCTCTAACTTCATTTTTAAAAGGAAAAGCATATAGTGTACCGTTTATCCAATTATTCACAAATCTATGTGAGAAAACGTTTCTACAAGCACCTAATAAAACCAAGTTTCTAGCTATCCATTCAGCTGTTAAAGCTAAATCTCGAACTAAGGATATAAAAATTGTTGTAATCAGTTTATAACAACCATTTTCAAATATAATTTTACCATTTTCTCGACGACAACCACCATCATTTACTTTTATAGTACCGTTAGGACCATTTCTTTCACAATCATAACACTCTAAATTAACCGAACCTTGACATGTGAATGAATTTAACACTCTTGTGATTCCTGTTGAACCAGCCAAATCGGTTTGAGCATATGTCAAATCACCTGAACCTTCTGAGCCAGACGAATCAAATGTAGATGTAACATTTAATACACCACTTTCAGGTATTAGAAAAATTTGGAAATTATTATTTTTTTGGAGAACCATCCCATTACAACAATATTCCTCAATATTTGTTGATGTTGGTAATCTATCCGCTCTCATTATAATTTGATTATCATTATTTCCTAATGAAAAATTTAATGTATTACCCGTTGTGTTATAAACTGGTGAAAAATAATTTGAGGAAATTTGGTATGGTGGGGTGTTTACACCTTCATCTATCCTTAAAAAGAATCGTGGTGGTATACCAGTTGGGTTGGCATTGTATACACCATTGTGTAATATTAAATTAGTAAACATTATAGGACCACCTTCAATAATTTCATTTCTATAATATCCTTGATTAAATTGTGTTTGAGCAGAATAATATTTAATAGGAACCACAATATCAGGGTCAGGAAAAGGTTGGTTTATTGTATATCCTCCAATAAAATTATATAGTTTATCATATAAAGTATTATACAAAGTAAAAATTCTCCAACTAAATCTATTACTATCACTGACTTGTATACCAAAATTTGAGTTTAACACAATTACATCATTATCTAATTGTTTTTTTACGTTCGAAACCACTCCACCACAATCAACATTTACATTTGACGGTGAATTATTATCCATACTAGAATAAAAACTTATTAAATTTGAATTAAATCCTGAATATTTTGAAATAGTAACACCCGTATATAAAAATGGCACACCATACGTATAACCAGTAAGTTCACCAAGTACCTCATTTTTTTGTGGTTTATACGAAAAAGAATTGAAAAATAAATTTTGGTTAATACTTGTATAAGTATCTGTTGATACATTACTTCCGGCTGAGATACCATTTATAATTGTTTGTGTGAAATTACCACTATTATGACTTATGTTTTTAAAACTACCCTGAATTGGTATATTCATATGATAATTTCCTTGTACAGTTATACTTTCTGTTGCGTTAGTACCACTATACCCAAATAAAACACCTAAACCATATTGTATTGGTACCTTAGGTGTATATGGGTCAACACCTCTATTTAGTATAAGAACACAAAGATTTTCATAGTCTTTAACATATTCGATAGGATTTATATCTAAATTTAAACTTTCATTATTTCCTCCGTATTCATCTCTAGCTATTATTACTGTGTTGTTCAAATATCGATTATTTAATGAATTGTAATTTGTAATTGTACTACATTGCCCACTAAACTCGTTGTATGTCATTCCTGTAATAACTTGGAAATACTCTAAATCAGTTGGGAATTTATGGTAATTATTAGTTGTATTTGCTGTAATATTAACATTTAAATATGTGATAGAATCATTACCCAAACCATCAAACTTAGCGTAATTTATTGTTATATTTCTTGTACCTGTCGATGTAATACCTGTAATAGCTCTATTACCGTAAATGTTTAAAATACCACCAGTTGTATTAATATCTTTAGTTTGAGTTGGGTCTTGGAAAGATATTAATTGTCCAGCATTTAATTTAGACAACGATTCTGGATTACACAATATTACAATTGTATTGTCATAATGTTTTTGACTTTGTTGTGGATTAAAATTAACAGATATTCGATTAACACCACCGCCTGGATTATTTGTAGATTCATTGAAATATTTTGACTTTAAATTAAATAAATTTATTCTATCAGATAAAGGAATCGCGGTTGTATAATTAGCCCACGTACCACCAGCACTTGCAAAACCAATTACTGCCGGAGCTCCAATATTATTCGACGCATATTGAAAATTATATATATTACCTGCTAGATTTTGTTGGATAGCAACTGCTTGCTGATTTTCATACCCGTTTAAATTACTTGGAGATTCTATAGGTATTTTAAAACTATCTAAAGTAAAAAGTTGTTTAAGACCAGGACTCAAAGTTAAGGTCGTAATATTTTTATACGATTGTATATTTGAACAAGGTATTAATTCATTACTTGACACTTCAATATTTTCATCATCCGGGTCTTCCTCACTTGGAGTGTCTCCTTGTTTACAATCACAAAGTGAACATTCAGGATAAGTCAAAATCGGTAGATTAATTGTTTTTAATCTCATCTTCATAAGTCTTAGCCAAAGTGCAAAACAGAAAGCCGATAATGCACCGTACGCAAGTCCCGCCAATAGAAGAGCAGCAGAGAAAGTTGGACCTACCGCTGAAACACCAAAAGCACCTGAACCAACTTGAACCGCAATAACCCCATAATATATCGACAAACCAAGAAGTAGTATTCTTAATAGTTTTATTACAAAATAAAGAAAGTGTAATAAAATCACAATAGCATACATTATTGGTGTAAGTATCAAACTAAAAAACATAAAAATAATATATAGTATATCAAATCTAAAATTCCCATCATTTGTTGGGAAAGTGTAATTTGATGTTGTACAAGTATCATCCAATATGTTTTTTATACCAATATATCTTTCAAAACCACTACCGCTTTTAACCGCACTTATAAATTGTGAAACAGTATAAACTTTATTGTACTGCATCAAATAGAATCTGTCTTCACAGTCAATAGCGTCTTGTATGATTTGATTTGTTTCTGTAGTACCAGTTAAAGCGTAGTCATCCCAATCAACACTAAAAGCGTAAGAACCATCTTCATGAACACCTTGATTTTCTCTTATATTAGGTACTAAAAAATGTGCTCTTTTAACATTTTGACTTAAAGAATTAGATTGTGTCCATTTTACTTTAAATCTATATTTAGATTTTGTTGGTATTCCTTTTTCAGGGTCATTAGATAATACTTGGTCACCAAATTCATTTGTTATATAATAATCTAAATTCATAGGTACATCAATCATCCACGCACCATTCTCATCAATTACTTTACCACCTGATTCAAGTTCAAAACTTTCCAAAATTGGTCGACCTAAATTATCCTGAAATATTGTTTGTCTTATTGCTAAAATTTCACCCGGACCAGTTGTTAAATTACATAAGTGACCAGCTTTACTTGGTGGCCTACAACCTGTTGACAGAGCAGTTCTGTCGGGTCCTGAAATAATTGAACCCATAAAAACTGCCGTAGGTTGTATTATTATATTTGCTTCAGCACTTAAATCAAAGTCTGTTCTTGTTATACCTAAATTACAAATTTCAGGTTGACCCCATAATGGTTCAACTTCTATAATTTTATTTACAGTTATAATTTGTGGTAATTCTCTTAAATTATTAGATGATTTAAAATTTGTACCCGAAACTTGTGCTTCAGTAGCAACCCCCATTCTAATTAAATCTTGTGGTGATAAAGAAAACTCACCAATATCGGAAAGGTCAACATCCATTACAATAGTTTGTTGACCAACAGGAACACCAAAAATCATGTAATCCCCACTATCATTAGTTACAGCATTAAATTTGTAGTACTTATCGTATACTTGTATTAAAGTGGGGTCTGTAAGTACATCTGTTCTTGTGAAAAATGTTCCAGTTGGTACGTGTGCACTGTATGATTTTTTATATGGTAATAAATTGTATCTATACCCATCTTCATTCAAATCAGAAAGTGATTTATATGGGTAAAGTTCTGATATTACAGGGTTATTTTGGTCTTCATTATCAATTGGAATGAAAACAGATATTTTAGCATTAGGAATACCAAACCCATTGTTTACACTAACTCGACCAACAATTACACCATAATCAGCACATTGTCGTGTGTAAATCTCACTTTGTAATATTTTTAAGGAAAGAATCTCTAAATAATCAAACTCTTGGTCAATCTGTACCTTAACAGATTTGTCAACGCCCGGTTGAGTTCTTATTCTATATGATTTTGACATATTTTATCTTTTTTAATAAATAGTTAATACACTATTTTTAAAAGATAAACCATAATATTTGAAAATAAATTATTATGAAAAATTAACTGTTTTAAGATTTTTAACTCTTATGTTGATGTCTTTATTAGGATACCTAATTTGATAAATTTGATTTGGTTCAGCAAAAATTGTGTCATCAATTATTCCAATTTGTTTTGTAGAACTGTCAATGTATCTTTGTGAAGTTTGTGATGAAGAATATTGCCCACCTACTTTATTGAAAACTTGTATATCAGATAATGAAATTACACCGTTCTCACTTTGAATTAATCTTCGTAATTCTGAAATATTAACATTTTCCCCCAAAGTTCTTGTTGTTGGACTGAAATATTCTGTAACTATATTTATTATTTGGGATATAACCGAGCCTTGATTTTGTGTATTGTCTAATACAACATCAATATTAAAATTTAAATCAATAACTTTTGCACTTTGTATTGACACATAATCATTTATCATACGATAGTTAGACAAATAGTTAGCAACATTATTTTTTAATGTGTTTGAGATTACTTCAGTTAGGTTACCATTGTCATCATATGATAACATTTGAACTATAATTTTATTATTATTCTCAGTTATCGCAACTTTTGCCGGTGCACCAAACTGTGATGGCATTGTTCTTATAATTGATTCATAATCATTTATAGTTACAGCCCTTTTTTGAGCTGAAAAGTTATAAGAAACTAAATTTCTAACCTCTTCTGTTGATGGAAAATTAGCCCCACCTATTGCAGCGGTAACATTTGTACATCTCAATGAATTTATAACAGTTGTATTAACGCTTTGTGAAGGACCATTAACAAAGAAAGAAATAGTTCCTATTTGAGTAATGGCATTAACACCAATATTACTTCCAGTACCACCACCAACTCTATATTGGACAAATAATGTTGTGTTTGGTTTTAGTGTACTTCCAAGTGCAAGATTATTTGAATATTTGTATAAATTCAATTGATAACCATCTCTAGCAAATTCTCTTAATTGTTCATCTGCCGATTGAGTTCCACCACCAAAAGTCATTTTTAAAAATCCTTCAGGAGTGAACTCAGTTATAAATTTAGTACTTGTTTGAATATATTTTCCAACTTTTATTCCCGGAGCGTCTGAAATTTTCGTTGGGTCTTCAACAAAAACTCTATCTTCGGCTAGTGCGTCAACTTCATACCATCTATTATCTAAACCTAAAAATTCTTGTGCAGAAGGTATATTTGTATATTGAGTACTATCTTTTAACAAAACACTTGTAACACCTAAAACATTTTTTTCAGGTAAAAATAATTCATAAAACGGTCTTACATCGTTTGGTGTAATTACTTTTTTAAATACTTTTGTTGTTCCATTTACAACAGTTTCTCTTTTTGTAATTGTATAATTTAACAATTTATTATTAGAATCAAAATTTGGTATTTTCAATCTATTTGGAAATCCTTCAGCATTTGTTGGTGAAGCAAAATCAATATCATAAACAGTTTCAAAAACCTGACCAGCACCATTAACTTGGGAACCGCGTCTTAATATACCACAATATCTTAAATCTTCTTTGTCACCAAAAGCAGGTACGGTAATTGAAAAGTCAACTAATGCAACTGATGGTCTCATTCCCGGAACTTTTAATCCATAAGTTCTTGCGATGTTAAAAATTGATGACCTTTGTTGAGCGTATTGTAAAACAGTTTCTTGAATACTTCTGTCAATATTGTATTGCAAATTATCTGTTACCGCAGCATTCAAATCAAGCAAAACAGAAAATACTGATGCGTCATTAAAATTTTGGATTGTTTCCGGATAATAAGTTTTTGTAAAATTTATTAACTCGGTTCTTATTGATTGGAAATCCCTTGTTGTGTAGGATATTTTTTTGTTTGCCATAATTTTATATATTTATAATCACAAAATCACTACTGTTAAAAACATCATTGTTAATTGTGTATTCTATTATAACTTTAGCGGTATGTTCTTTATCTGAAATATTTGGTACCCTAAATACTCTTTCATCATCATCATTTATATAACTACCTTTATCTTCTTCACCATCTGATGCCGCAGTTATACTTATGTTTGTTATAGTAATCCCAGGTAAGTAAACACCAGCAGATTCTCTTATTTCTGCTTCTATTTCCGAAAATGTTGGTCCATCCAAAGGTTCAAATAAGTATTCATACAATCTTGTACCAAAATCAGGTAAATAATATCTAGTACCCTTTCTTGATAATAAAAGATGAATTAAATTTGACCTAATTTCTTGTTCATTGTAATCAGATAAATCCAAATATTTTCCATCAAAAGATTCTCTGAATGGAAAAGTTAATCCATAAGTAATACCATTTGCCATAACAATAAATATAGTGTCATAATTATTTTTTATAAATACCCTTAAAATAAAAAATCACGACGTTAAGTCGTGATTTATATTCTTGTTAGGAACCACATCCGAAACATTCAAACTCGGAATCAGAAGGTTTTTGTGTTATTTCCACAGTTGGTTTTTCGATTTTTTTCGGTTGACTAACTTTGGAGATATCTACTGCCAAGTGTTTTGCCCCTGTTGATATTGCTTTTGTTCTAACATAATAACAAAGAGTTTTTAAACCTTTACCCCAAGAATGGAAGTGTGATGATGAAATTTTTGATAATGTTGGGTTTGACATATAGATATTCATTGATTGTGATTGGTCAATGAATGGTGCTCTGTCAGCTGCCATATCAATAAGCTCTCTTTGAGATATTTCCCAAATAGTTTTATATTTTGGAATTAAATGTTCAATTCTTTTCACTTTCTTGTTATAGTTTTTATCCTCAACATCAAGATAATGATTGAAGTTAATATTTTGAACCGAACCTTCATTCATAATGATTTCATTTTTTAAATCCTCACACCAAATACCAATCTTTTCAAAATCGTTAATTAAGTATTTGTTAACAATTAAGATTTCACCTCCAACTACACGACGATTAAATAATGCTGAGTGAGCTGGTTCTGTCATTTCAAACGAACCTGTAATCTTAGCTGATGACGCTACCGGCATTTGTGCTGTAAATAACGAGTTACAAACACCATGATTAGATACTTCTAATTTAAGTGTATCCCAATCCCATAACCCACTTAATCCTTCATAATCTAATCCCCACATATCAAATTGTAAGATTCCTTTTGACATTGGTGACCCTTCAAAGAAGTCATATGGTTTATATTCCCCGGATTTACATAATTCCATACTTTCGGTTATTGCCGCAAAATAGATAGTTTCAAAAATGTTTTTGTTTAACTTTCTTGCTTCTTGAGATGTAAAGATATAATCCATTAAGTAGAATACGTCAGCAAGTCCTTGAGTTCCGATAGCAATAGCTCTTTGTTCTAAACCACCTTTTCTACCTTGTTCAGTTGAATAACTGTTGATATCAATAACTTTGTTAAGTGCTCTAACAACTTTTCTAACTTCACTATAAAGTAATTTGTAATCAAATTCACCTTTAACAATAAAGTTTTTTAATACCATAGAAGATAGGGTACAGATTGCGGTAGTTTCTTCATCTGTATATTGGTAAATCTCATTACATAGATTAGATTGTTTAATTACCCCAATGTTTTGATGATTTGTTTTTCTGTTAGCATTATCTTTAGAACATAAGTAAGGAACACCGGTTTCAACTTGTGATTCAATAATTTTATTCCAAACAGATTGTGCTTTAACTTTTTTACCTAAACCTAACTCAACCGCTCTTTGGTAATTTTTTTCGTATTCTTCACCATAAGTTTCCTGTAATGGTTTTATACCCGATTTTAAGATATCATTAGGACAAAACAAATACCAATCATCATTATTTTTAACCGCCTCCATAAAGTTATCCGGTAACCAAATTGATGTAAACAAATCTCTTGCTCTCATCTCCTCAGCACCTGTGTTTTTCTTAATATCTAACAAATCAAAGATATCTTTGTGCCATGGTTCAATGTAGATAGCTGCACTTCCAGGTCTTCTTCCTTGTTGGTTAAAGAAACGTAATGATTCATTCACAATTTTAAGATACTTCAATAATCCACCCGCAAATCCTCCTGATGAGTTAATCCTACTTTCTTTACTACGAATGTTTGACATACATAAACCAATCCCGGCAGCATCTGATGAGTAAGTTGAAATGTCGTTTAAGGTTTGTAACAACCCATTACGAGAATCTCCGTGATTGTATTTCAATACACAAGAAGCTAATTGAGGTGTTTTAGTCCCCGCGTTAATCATAATTGGTGTTGCAGGAGAAATAAGTTGGTTTGATAGTGAATTATAATATTCAACAGCTTCTTCAAATGATTTAGTAACCCATAAAGCTACCCTCATATACATGTGTTGAGGTCTTTCAATTACTCTACCTTCCGGAGTTTTCAACAAATACATTTCTGATAATGATTTCCACGCAAAATAATCGAAATTGTAATCATTGTCGTGATTTATTACAGAATCAATATTTTCAACACCATATTTTTCAATAGTTTCCATTAACTTATCGTTAATAATTCCATCAACGTGTAATGTGTGCATAGTATTACAAAAACTATCATCAGTTTCTTTATGATATGAAGAAATTGCAACTGAAGACGCTAACCTTGAATAATCGTGGTGACTGCCGGTATAAGACGCAGCAATCTCATAAACTAATTTATCTAACTCTTTAGTTGTAATAACACCTTCTGTCGGAACTGAAGTGATTACTTTGATGAACACCTCATCAGCATTAACGTTTAATCCTTTACCGGCACGTTTAACTCTATTATAAATTTTTTGAGGGTTAAAGGAAACTTCCTCTCCCCCTCTTTTTCTTATCTTTAATGACATCATATTAAAAATCGTCTGTAAATGTTAATGATTCACCTAATTTAGCTTTTTGGTACTCAACAGTTCTTGATTCAAAAAAATTACCCTTTGTTTCAACCGCAATTTGTTCCATAAACTTAAATGGTTGTTCTACGTTAAAATGTTTCTTACAACCTAACTTAACTAATAATCCATCCACAACAAATTCTAAATATTGTTTCATCAAGTTTGAGTTCATACCAATTAAAGATACCGGTAAAGATTCTGTGATAAATTCTTTTTCTATTTCTAAAGCAGATAAAAGAATTTCTTTAATTCTTTTTTCACTTGGTCTGTTCTCCACATGGTTATTTAACAAATGGATTGCAAAATCACAATGTAAATTTTCATCTTTAAAAATCAATGAATTAGCGTTACACAATCCTTGCATAATACCTCTTGATTTTAACCAAAATATTGAACAAAAAGAACCTGAAAAGAATATACCTTCAACAGCAGCAAATGCTACAAGCCTTTCTTGGAAAGATGCACTTTCTATCCATTTCAATGCCCAAGTAGCTTTTTTCTGAACCGCTGGTAATCTATCTATAGCATGAAAACATTCGTCTTTTTCGTCAGCGTCAGTTATATATGTATCAATCAATAGTGAATACATCAATGAATGAATGTTTTCCATCATAAGTTGAAATCCATAGAAAAACTTGGCTTCAGGATATTGTACTTCACTTAAAAAATTTTCCGCCAAATTTTCATTAACAATTCCATCTGATGCCGCAAAAAATGATAAAACATTTTTTACAAAATATCTTTCATTATCTGTTAAATTTTCCCAATCTCTAATATCATTTGATAAATCAACTTCCTCAGCAGTCCAAAAAGCCGCTTGGTGTTGTTGATAAAAATCCCAAATATCATTGTGTTGAATTGGGAAAATTACAAAACGGTCTTTGTTTTCTTTTAAAATTTTTTCTTCCATAATTTAATTTTGATTTCGTTTTTGTTCTTCTTTTTGTTTTCTCTTATCCAACAAATCTTTTATTCTTTGTCTGTTTCTTTCTTCAGTTTGTTCTTCTAAACCTAAGAATGTAACAGAACTATCAGTGTCAATCTCCAACATACCGTTATCAAACTTACAATTTTCAAAAACAACCCCATCATCACCAATACGTGATTTTGTAATTGCAATAGTTGCTAATTTCATTTCCTTTTGTTGTAAAGATTTAGCCACCGAGATGATTACGTGTCCGACTTGTGCTTTTTTGATAGAACCACCCATTTGGTCTGTGGTAACAACATCAGAAGATATTGAACTTCTATTACCTTGAGTAGCTGTCCATCCAACAATGTTTAACTCGTGACACATTGCCTCAAATCCTCTCATAACTGAACCTTCAGATTTCCACTCATCACCCAAGTTTTTATCCGGAACAACACAATCAATATAGTCCAATAAAACCATATCAATTTTAATTCCCTCAGACATCATTTTACGGATTTGATTTTTGATTTGCATCATAGTCATAGTATCCGATGGAAGTTTTTTAAGAATAAGTTCATTTGACATAGTTTCTTTTACATTTTTAACTTTTTCCATTACTTCCTCTTTTCTCAAAGACAATTCATCCGGATGAATTTTAGTCCATAGAGTAATGTGTTTACGTTGTATAATCTTCGGATTATCCTCAAAGAATATTTGTAAAACATTATATCCCAAATTAAATGCGTGATTTGAGATTTTTGTTAGTAAAGTTGATTTACCAACACCGGTTGGTGCTAAAACAACACCGATTTCCCCCTTCGCTAATCCACCTTTTAACAATCTATCAATACCAGGAATACCCATAGGAATTGGATGTCTATAATCTTCATCCAAAACCTCATCCAAATTGAAGAACACACTTTCTGTTCCTTTGTCATGTTCTCCAACTTGTAGAGCTTTACTAACCATTTCTTCTAAAGTATCATAACTTTCGAATTCACCAGCATCAATTATTTTTTGTGCTTTTGACATTACTTTTTGTAATTCTTGTTGTTTACAAAACTTCATAGATTTTTCCTGAACAAACTCAGCACCTTCTACTTCAGTTTCTCTAACTTTATTAAGTGTGTCAATAACAATTTTAACCGCCAATGGTTGTTGTAATTCAGATTTGGTAATTTGTTCCAAAGTGTCAAACGTAGGAGTGTGTTCATATTTTGAATAATATTCCTTAATCATTTGAATGATTAACTTGAAATACTTGTTTTCAAAATAATTAGGTTCCATTACATCAATTATAGACCTTGAAAAGTCTTTATCAACGATGATTTGGTTTAGTAATTGTAGCTGAAATGTGCTACCCAAATACTCAAAATTTTTGTTCGACGCCATATGTTTTCTTTTAGTGTATTTGATAAATATTATACACTTAATGGAACTTCCAAATAATTGTATGTTAAATTTTTAGATGAAAAAGTGTCAGTCAAATTCATAAGTAAGTTTTTTAAATGTGGACGTACATCCACGGTATATCTTACCTTAGGTGGGTATATTTTAGCATCTACTTGTCTATGACAAATTGTCATATCATTTTGTTTGATATAGATGTTAAAATACTCCGGACCATCAATAAATGATGTGTCTAAAATAGTTGGGTTGTTAATAATTTCATACATGTTATCCATCATGTATGTTACTGTTTTCATGGATAACTGTTTTTCAATGCTAGTTTTAAATTCTTTTAATAACTCATATAGTTCTAAAGAATTTTTAGCTTTTGGGTTATAATCCCTTACATTGAAAAATCTTTGTACGATAATGTTATCGTTAACCATCATTAAGAATTCTAATTTTACTGAATCTTGGTCTTTCATAGTTTTAATTGTTTTTGTAATTTCTTTTTTCTTTTCTTGTTAGTTTCATAAAGGGTCTAACAAAATTAACCCATGCTTCATCATTTTTTGGTAGATACTTGAAGAACCCGTCTTCCATCATCATTTTTAAAAGGTTTTTATACCCCCTTCCTTCAGGGTCTAAACTCTCTCGGTAGTATAACTCAACAAGCTCTTTACCTTCTTCGGTTATTAGAGGATTTGATAAATCAACAATTTTTTGGTTAACTTCAAAAAATTCATCCCCATATACTCCGGTTCTTGTTTTACCTGATAACAGATTTTGTAATGTCTTATTACTTCTATTCTCTTTTAGTAGAATTTCAGCCTTTTGTAAAATATCGGAAACAGAAACCGGTTTTTCAAGTAGTTCAGGGAAAAATTTAACCAAAGTTTTCTCACCTAACCCGGAAATACCATCAATATTATCAGATTTATCACCCGATAACACTTTGTAAGTTTTAATATTTTGGTGGGGGAAGTAATAATAATCAAGCATTATCTTGTCACCATTTCTGAATGTTTGTTTTGTTTTTGGATAATATACCGATACTTCATCTGAGATAAGTTGCAATAGGTCTTTATCCCCCGAGAATATCGTTTTTTGTTCGTTTTCCGAGATTTTACAGTAATAAGCTATTAGGTCGTCGGCCTCGTTTTTTTCGACGTTTATTTGTCTTATATAACACTCCTCCAAATACTCCTTAATCCTCTCTCTTTGTTCTTCAAAAGATTGGTCTCGGAACTCATCGGTTACTTTACGCTTTTCTTTATATTGGGGATATAATGTTTTTCGGGTAAGTGAATTATTATCACCATCCCACATAACAACTACTTTGTCGTAGTTTTCTTCGTCTATTAAACGTCTAATTGTGTTGATAAAATGCCATAATCCACCTATATGTTTTGTTCCGTTAAAAAAATCTTTAACACCACAAACCCCAACTTTTAATAGATAATTTCCGTCGACCAAAAGTGTTTTAGTCATTTATTTTGTCTGTATTCGTTACTATAAAATTTTGTTACTCTTTTTCAAATTGTCTTCCGCCCATAATGGTTGAAGATTAGTGTAATGACATAACTTATAAAGTTCGTCTTCAGTTTTTGCTGATGATAATGGAATGATGTGGTCAATATGCCACTCACTCCTGTTGTCCCAACTCATACCATCAGTAAATTGGGTTTCTAAATGTTCTTTAAGAAATTCCGGAGAACATCCTACGATGTCAAAAGTTTTTTGTGATTTATATTTCAAATATCTATTGATAGAATTTCTCATATCAGATATTAATCTAAACAATACATCTTCTTTTTTTCTTTGTTTATTATAATCATTAATATACCCAGGGTTTTTTTCTTTGAATCTTTTTCTTGTTTCTAAAACTTTATCATAATTTTTAACCTCCCATATTTTACGATATTCTTGATAATAAAATTTGTTTTCAGAATTCCATTTAGAATTATATTCTTTTATCTTTTCCTTATTTTTAAGTTTATATTCCTTAGTTCCAAGTCTTTGACACTCTCTACATTCAGCTTTTCTCCCATCTTTCACTCTTGAACATACATTATAATCTAATAGTGATTTCTCAATACTACACTTAGTACAAACTTTAGTTTCCATTTTTAATATATTCTTTTAATAATTTATTAACAAGGGAAGATAAATTTATAGATTTATCTTTAAAGTATTGTGGTAGTTCGGGGTCAATCGCAACCGAAACTTTTACCTTTTTTTTATCTTCATCAATTTTATGTCTTCCCATATTATATAAATATCTCAAAAATTATTAAAAGTAATAATAGTATCAATTTTTTTATCCAAAATCTTCTTCTTCTGATTCGTCTAATGTAATTTCTCCAGTCCCACTTAAAATAGCGTTCCAATAACCTGAATATTCTTTTTTATATTTGTCTAAAGCTTCTTTTGTATCAGAAATATAACCTTGTGGAACAGCAATAATTTTGCCATCCTTATAAGCAATACCGTTTACATGATTTTTTAGTATAGAAACTTTTGTCCGTGTCGCATATGAAATTGTGCGACCGTTTTTTGTTGCTGTTATGTGACTAACACCAGAACTTTTCTGATTACCAAATAAGAATACTAAAGAAGATGCCAAATACAATGCTTGACCTCCTTTAGGTTGTATTGTAGCTTGACCAAAAGGTGTGTCAGGGAGTTGAACCCAAGGTTGTACAATTACTGACATTGTATTTATATACGGATAATCTTCTTTTTTGGATTTAGATATTCTTGAATGAATCCCTTTACCTATTTTATCTGCTAATACTCTTGCGTCATGCATGGTGCCGCCACCGCCATCGTAAGTTTGTTTACAAGGTATTGAACCAATAGAATCGATGAAAAAAGATAAGTCATAAGGTAATTCACCTTTTTCCTGAGCATCGAGTAGTTCATTAATATAATCAGTTAATTGTTCAATATATTCAAATGAATCATTAAAAATAAAATGACCATCCCACGTACCATCTTGATTTTGTTCAGCTTCTAAGCCCAACTCCACACTATGTTCAAAACTCCATTTTTTTTCAGTAATAATAAAAACAGGTAAGTGACCTTTCTTTTGTGCATCCGCTGCAGCTAAAATTAAAGCTGTGGTTTTCCCAGCATTACTATGTCCCAAGAACATATTAATACCCCCCATTACCGGACCTGGTAAACCACAAGCTTCCATAAAAGCGTCACCACAATTATAAAAACTTTCAGGTTTGTACTTTGTTTTTGTCGAATATTTGTTTTTAATCTCGTCTAACGAGAATGTTTTTTTTCTTATTGCCATATGTCCCAGTTATTAATTAATTTAGTGTGTTTTTAGACAACTTGGACACCAAGAGTGTCTTAGTGTCCAAGTTATATGTTCTAGTTTGTAAGATTAGAATGGCATATCAGAATCTTCTTCGTCATCTGCCTGTGGGTCATTATAACCTGATGACTTAGCACCTCCGAAAGAAGTTTCATCTGAAGATGAGTCACCATAATCGTAACCCCCCTTTTCAGAGTTCCATTTTGGTGTTTCACCTCTTGCAATAGCCTCTAAATACTCAACCGGTTTTTTAGAATAAACATCTTCCCAAGTTAAATCGTCGTTAATCCAAGATTCTGCTAGTTTTTTATCCTCGTGAACAGGTGTAGCGTCATCATACATTACAGTTTGGATAACGGTGTAGTAAGCACCTTTTGGGGTTTTAGCCTTAGTTAGTTCTAAGATAAGGTCTCTTCCTGTTTCTGGGTCAGAAATATCACCTTTGTTTCTGTAAATGGGAATAATCTTATCAAAGATTCCTTCGTTTTTATAGTTTGCTTTAAATCTCCAAAACTTTACTCCATCCTCTTCATTATCTCTATCGATAACTTTAACAATGTAGAATTTACGTGATAGGTAATTAGATGCCAATTTTTTATCGGCTTCTTTACCAGTTGAACGTAATTCTTCATAAACCTCATTTAAGGGTGAGCGTTCATTGTCATTTTTTCCCGGGTCGTAAAATTTTTGGTATTTACCGTCAACTTGAATCTCGTGGAAGTAAACCTCTTTAAACGGTGAAGAACCATCTTTAGTAGGTAAGATTCTTAATCTTCTTTGGCCTTGAGTTTCCTTATCGTTAAGGATTGCCGCGAAGTACTTTTTCATTCTTTCTTCTTGTGTAAATTTTGAGGTAGAAGAAGAACTACCTTTTTTTGACTCTTCGTATTGAGCCAAAATTGCGTCTAATGAATTTGTCGCCATAGTGTTTAAAATATTTAAAGTTTATAAAAGTATAAGTGTCAGCCGTGTGTTTGTCAAATTGTTTTAGAAAATAAAACGGACTTTTTTAGTCCGTCTTATTTATTTTATTCTTTCAAATGAAGTTGCTTCATCATCAAAATTTCTAAATGTTTTTTTGATTTCGGTTGGTGAATAATCTTCAACTTCGTCTTGAGTTAAAATATATTCATTTTTTCCCGATTTTTCCATATCTTCTTCTTTATCTTCGAAGAAATCAGTAAGTTTTTGATTAAAAGGTCCTGAGTCCAAACTTCTTAATTCTAATTTTTCTTGTGGAGTTTTTTCTCTGTATTTTTCAATTTTAATTTCTAAATCATTAAGTTTAGTCATAATGTTATCCATATCACTTAACTTACTTTCCAAATTATCTAAATGTTTAAATAAATTCTCAAAATATTCATTTTGTTTTTCTTCAACATCTTTTTGTGATTTTACTAAATCAGTAATATCTAATTCTTTGGTATTTTCTTTACTTCCTTCTTCTTTACCAATTTTTTCAACATCTGGGTCAGCCTCAACATCAATTGGCTGTCCAGTTTCAGGAGCCGCAGGTGCGGCCGTTGGTGGTGGTGCTAAATTTGGGTCTGTTGGTGCTGGTGGAACAGCATTTGGGTCACCTCCCGGTGGTGGGGGTAAAGTAGCGTCTTGTTCAACAATATAATTATTGATTGAGTTGTATCTAGCAATTTCTTCTAAAATTTTTTGGTCAATTTTTTTCATAATTATCCGTTCAATAACTGTTTTATACCTGTTGTTGTTTCAACTTGAATTTTTTTATTTTGATTCATAGTATTATCAACTCTTTCAATCAAACCATCTTTCATTCTAATAGTATAACAATCTCCAGTATCTAAATCACACACTTGTTTAGAACCGTTACCCATATCTTTTTCTGTGGTACGAGTTTTTTTACCTAAGTAATTCTCTAATATTGATTTTGTATCCATAATCTTTTTTATATATAAATATCTGTTTATTTGTAAATGTTACTGAGTAAATGGTACACTACGTATTTCAAACTTATCCCAATTCTGT